TTTGCTGGAACAAAACCGGGACAACATATTGCATTTCACAAATTAACACCAACGAGTGAATTTCAAAAAATAGAACCAACTATGAATGGTATATTTAGAAGAACTGAATTAGTTGATAGTTATTACAAAGCACTCGCTTCTGGTGATAAGAGAGTTTTAAGCACATTAAAAAATAGTTTATATGATCAAATAGTAGATCCTGGATAAGGAGGTATATCATGGACACAAAGAAATTTTTTCAAGAAATACGTTCAATAATAAGAGAAGAAATTGATTATGCTCTCGATAAAAAATTGAATCAAAAGAGTAACAAAAAAGATGATATTTCTGCAATGAAACATGGATTAACCATGTATAATGAATCACAATCTCCAAAAAAAGTATCAAAACCAAAACCAAAACAACAAAAAACAGAGTTTGGTTCTATCAAAGAACTACTTGCAGAAACAAAAAGAAGTTTACAGGAAAGTTATGAGATGGAAGATGAATTTCGTTTTACTGCTGATATGGCAGAAGGGTTTGGGTATGAGAGAGGTAGTGCCCCAATACCACAAGGGTTTTCACAAGCTGAAATTCCAACGGAAGTTATGTCTGCTTTAACAAGAGATTATTCTGCTCTTATGAAAAAAATTGATGAAAAAAAAGGGAGATAATAATTGGAAAAAAGATTAGGTAGAAATAGGTGGGAGTATTTTACAAAACCAGTAAATGAGGGTTCTGTAAAATCTAATAAATTTGTTGGTGTATTGATGCCATTCAATAAACCTCGTGGTATATTTTATCAAAGTATAACAAATAGACAACAACTTTATTCAAATGTAAGAAACTTATTACTGACTGCAAAAGGTGAAAGATATATGTTGCCAACTTTTGGCACAAATTTGAGGTATATTTTATTTGAAAATATAACAAGTGAGGAAACATTTGTAGAAACAATAAAGTCTGACATTATTGTTGCTTTCAAGGAATGGATGCCATTTTTAACACTTGAAAAACTTGTAGTTGATATAAATTCCGATGATTCATATATTGCAGAAAATGACCATGCAATAAAAATATCATTTACACTTAAACTACGAGAAACAACAATATATTTACCAATTCAGATATTTATATCTGTTACAGGTGGAATAGAAATACCTGCTGTATATCCTGAAAATTATTAAAATGAGAAAAAAATGGCTTTGGTAAATAAAGATATTCGTTATTCAAACAGAGATTTTAGTTCACTCAAAGGTGCACTAGTAGATTTCGCAAAAAATTATTTTCCAGACACATACCAAGATTTTAATGAAGCTTCTCCAGGTATGATGTTTTTGGAAATGTCTGCTTATGTTGGTGATGTTTTATCTTTTTATACCGATGTAACTTTACAAGAATCTATGATTCTTTTTGCTAATGAACGTCAAAACATAATAAACATTGCACAGTCTTTGGGTTATACCCCAAAAAATAGAATTTCATCAAATGTTGTATTAGACGTTTTTCAAATTGTTCCCGCAAAATTGATAAATGGTAGTATTGTTCCAGATTTTAATTATGCATTGGCAGTAGAACCTGGAATGATTGTATCACCAACAGAAGAAGGAACTATTAGTTTTAGAACAATAGATTATGTTGATTTCAAAAGTAGTAGTAGTTTTGATCCAACAGAAATAACCCCATATGAAGTAAATGAAACAACAGGCGAGGTTACTTACTGGCTTTTAAGAAAACAAACAAAGGCGGTTTCTGGAGACATTAGGACAACACAATTTACATTTACTGATCCAAAACCTTACGATAAAGTTACACTTGAAGATGAAAACATAATAGAATTTTTATATGCAGAAGATAGTGATGGTAATATATGGACACAGGTTCCTTATTTATCACAAGATACAGTTTTTGATCCAGTATTAAATGTTCCAAGAAATGATGCAAAATTGAGCAAACACAGATTAGAAACGCCATATCTTCTAAAATTAAAAAAAATTCCAAGAAGATTTACAACAAGACAATTTTCAAATGGAACATATGAAATACAATTTGGTGCAGGGATTTCGGATGTAGACGATGAACTATTGATACCAAATCCAGATTTAGTTGGTGGATCATTACCGATGACAAATCCAAACTTGTCAATAGATATAGATCCTTCAAATTTTTTATACACAAAAACGTATGGTCTTGCTCCAAGTAATACTACATTGACATTTTACTATACAGTTGGAAGCGGTAATACTGATAATGTTCCAAGTGAAGTTTTAACAAACATAATATCAAGAACTGCTGTTTTAGATCAAGAAGGATTGGATCCAGTATTACACGCTCAATCAATTTCAAGTTTAGCTGTAACAAATCCAGAACCAGCAACAGGTGGTAGAGGCGAAGAAGATATAAATGAAATACGATATAATACAGTTGCTTCTTTTGCTGCACAAAATAGAGCGGTAACAAAAGAAGATTACATAATTCGTGCTTATAGTTTACCACAAAGATATGGTTCTATTGCAAAAGCGTATGTAACAAAAGATACACAATTAACAAGGGATTCTATTTACAATAGTGATAGAATACAAAACGACCTTGCTCTAAATTTTTATGTTTTGGGTTACGATGTAAATGGAAAATTAACAACAGTAAATGATGCAACAAAAGAAAATCTAAAAACATATTTGAATTGGTATAGATTATTAACTGATGCTCTAAACGTTAGAGATGCATATATCATAAACATTGGTGTAGAATTTGATATAATAACTCTTCCAGATGAAAATTCAAATCAAGTAATTCTTCGTTGTATAGATAGATTAAAAAGTTATTTTGACATTAAAAAGTGGCAAATAAATCAACCTATTGTTATTAGTAACATTTACACAGAACTTGATAGAGTTCCTGGTGTTCAAACTGTTGTAAATGTTAAACTTAAAAATTTGTTTGATCCATCAGCCGGTTATTCTCCCCATGCTTACAACATAGAACAATCAACAAAGGATGGTGTTTTGTTTCCATCACTTGATCCTTCTATTTTTGAAATAAAATATCCAAATAATGATATTATTGGAAGAGCGAGGTCATTCGGATGATATATTCTATTTTTGCACAAAGAGATGCTACTATTTACGAAAGACAGTATACAATGAATACTGGTATAGATCCGTTATTAGAATTATCACATGAAACGCCTGGATCTGGTTCATCTATTTACAATAGTAGAATACTGTTAAAATTTGATGTGTCTGATATTCAGAATAAAGTAAATTCCGGAAAAATATCAGAAAATGCAAAATTTTATCTGTCATTAGTAACAGCAGATATTAGAGAAATACCACAAGAATATGTTGTTTATGCATATCCATTGAGTTCATCTTGGGTAAATGGAACGGGTAGAGTTACAAATCTTCCATATACAACCGATGGTGTTTCTTGGCGATATAGAACATCTAGATTAACTGGAACAGAATGGGATATACCACCAACAATTTCACAATATGAATGGGACGGTATTTCTGAAAGTTGGATAGATTCTGATTTATTATTTGGTGCAAACATTTCTGCAAATGTAACGTCATCATATTTTACACATGAAGGTGGTGGAACATGGTGGGATTACGATAATTTGGAATGCACACAATCATTTATACATGGATGTTACCGGTATAGTTAAAAAATGGATAACTGGTTCAGGTAGATTTGAAAATGATGGCATGATATTGAAGTTTAGCAATGAAATGGAAAGTTCTCGTGATAATTTGTTAAACAGTCTTAAATTTTTTGGAACAGACAGTAATACAATATATGTTCCAAGATTGAATATAGTATGGGATGATTCTGAGTTTATCACAGGCAGTCTTGCTCCAGTTTCGGAAGATAATATGAATTTGAATGTTAAGTTAAAAAAGTTTTATGCTGAAAAAGAAAGAGCAAAAATTAGAATATATGCAAATTCACGTTATCCTCAAAAAAATTATACAACAACTGCATATCAAACTGTAAATTATTATTTACCATCATCATCATATTATGAAATTCGTGATGCTCATAGTGACGAAATAATTCTTCCATTTGATTATACGGGATCAAAAATTAGTTGTGATGGAACAAGTAGTTATTTTAATCTTTGGATGGATTCATTTCAACCTGAAAGATTTTATAGAGTTGTAATTAGGGTTGAAAGAGAAGATGGGGATAACGTTCAAATTTTTGACAATAATCATTATTTTAAGGTTGTTAGATGAATGGATTAAAAAGAGATCCCGTTACAAATAGAATAATTAGTTACACAGACGATCGTTCTATTGAAAATAAAGGTCAAATTGAAGTGCCTGTTATTGATGAAAGATTTTTAGCAAATAATTTTGATTTTATTGTTAAAACAAAATTTTCATCTTTGAAAGATGCAGTTGATTCTCAACAAAAAGTTTTTGATCAAATTAAAACTATTCAGACTGGATTGCTTAGAGGAGTTCCATTATCTTCATTATCTGCTGATGATATGGAAAATTTACAAACTGTTTCAAGAAATCAATTATTAGAAAATTTACAAAATATAGCAGAAAATGATCCAAATTCAATTCAATCGTTAAACAAAAAAATTGAAGAATTGCAAAATACAATAGATTCACAAAGACAAGAATTGGCAGATTGGGCGGATCAACAATTAACATGGCAAGAAACTGTAAATAGATGGGCAGAAGAATATCAAGGTGAAGTTATCCGTGCAGATGGATTGGAAAGAATGAATAGTGAATTGTCTGCTCAACAAGAACAAATACTTACAGAATTGACAACAAGAATTGACGCTGATAAGATAAGAACCGATTCTATAATAAACGCAATATCGGAAAGAACTAATGAGACACTAACAAAGTTAGCAGAAGATGTTGATTCATTGAAAAATTTCAAATCTGATTTTGTTCAAGAAAATCAATTTGGTTTAAGTAGAATGTCAGAGTTAATTAAAAATGATTATTTTGGCACACAAGAAGAAGAAGAACCGGGTGATGGTCCCGAATAATAACAACTAATTAAAAAAGTTTATGCCAAGTTTTTTATACAAAAATTTAACAGATATTTTAACAACAAACCAGCCAATACGAGGCGATAGGTTTGTTTACTCTGATTTGAACAGTAGAATTATTGTTCCTAAATTTTCTACGTTAAACAATCCAGAAGATCCTTCATCGCCCGGAACAAATGTAGAATTGCATGTATTTTTACCAAATGGTTCATACTACACTACTTTGTATAATGCAAATTATTTTATTGATCCAAGAGTTAGTGAAAATGGTGAACCTATACGATTTGTAACTTTACCAATTCATGATCACATAAGAGATTTGAAGTTAATTCAGGGTCCTTATAGAATAGTTTACAATTTTTTTAGAGACTTGATTGGATCAAATAATAATGCAGATAGATTATTTATTTCAGATGTATCATCAGACCGTAGAGAACTTCGATTAACATTAACAGATTCAACCAGTGTAGAATCTATTGAACAATTAACAGATTTTGTAGTTCAATATATGAGAGGTTCTCGGTATAAATTGCCGATTGTTCTCAATTTTGGTGAAAATAATATAGTAGATGTTATCAATGTTACATCTGATGGAAACCCAACATATTTCTATGTAAAACTAGCAGAACCATTACCTTTTGATGTTGATTTGTATTATCAATGTTGGCTTTCAAGTCAAATTATGAAGCCATATATTGATTTGATTCAAGTTGAAAAAGAGTTTGAAACATTACAACCAAGATTTATTAAAGGACCAAATTTTGAAGTAGATTACGATAGATTTATTACTGGAACAACAGAATATAAAAGTTGGACAGATTTACTTTCAACAAACGTTCAAACATCTCAACAAATTTTAGATAAATACATAAATACATCTGGTTCAAAAGTAGCATTAAATTATGATTTTACTGATTTTAAGAATTTTGTATTTTATTCTTCTGCGGAAGAAAGAATTGAAAATTTTTATTACAAAATACGTTTGATAGAAAGTTACAATGACCAATTATCAAATTTGGAAGTATACACTGGATCTCTTGACACGAATAAAACAAAAATAAAAATGTTAAGAGAAAAAGTTGTTTCTGGATTTGATGAATTTGAAAAATGGTTATACTATGAAACATCGGCAAGTCTAAAATATACATCTGAGCTTACTTCTTCGCTAAAACCTTTTCCAAAATATGAAGTAACTGGTAGTTCATATAATTTAATATCCAAACTTGGAAAATATAATCTATACGATACAACATCTGATCAAGTTCAAAATTGGTATAATAATACTTTGGATTTAGCAACAGATTTTGATATGTCAAATTCTTCTGCACTTGTAAAATCATTACCCGATCATGTATACGATAATACAGATAATGCACAGATATTGACTTTTGTTAATATGCTTGGTCAGCATTTTGATATACTGTATTTTTATACAGACCACATATTAAAGAAAAATTTAAGAATAGAGCACCCAAAAGACGGGTTATCACAAGACTTAATTTATGAAGCAACTAGAAATTTGGGATGGACACTTTCAAGTGGAACAAAAACAAAAGATTTGTGGGAATATGCATTAGGATTGAGTGGTAGTGGTGAACCAATTTGGACTGGTAGAACTACGGTAGGAAAACAATACTCAAAAAGCGAAGAAGAAAGAACAAAAGAAGTTTGGAGAAGGGTATTAAACAATCTCCCCTATATTTACAAATCAAAAGGAACTGCTAGGGGAGTAAAGGCATTATTGGCTGCTTATGGTATTCCACAAACATTGTTGAGTATACGCGAATACGGTGGTCCGGATAATGCTGATTTAGGTATAACCCCAAGAGCTGAATGGGAAAAACATACATATTATTTGAGTTTTCCGGGAAGTTTACAACAACCAATGACATCTAGTTATGTTAGTGTTCCTTGGGAAAGAGTGAATAATGAAGATAATGTTTGGCAGTATCCAGATACATTAACTTTTAGATGGAAAATGAATCCATCAGAATACTATCGTTATGAAAATAATGAATTACAAACTGTATTACAAAAAGAAACTTCTGGAAATAGAATCGATTGGTTTGTCACAGTAAATAGAACTGGATCTGATGAAAAAGGAGATTTAACTTTTTATTTGGGTGATGGAACAAACTACAAAACTGCATCTATAAAAAATGAATATCTATATGACGATATTCCACTTAATATAATGATTCGTAGAAATATATCAGATGATACACTTTCATCGAATAATACATACGACTTTATATTAAAAACTTCAAAGTATGGAAAAATTACAGTTGATCGAAGTGCAAGTATAAGTATAAATGGATCATCTGAATCTAATTACAATAGAGGTTGGTCTTCTGATGGCACTCTATTTATAGGTTACGGATCATCTAATATACAAACATCATCATTATTATCGGGTTCAATTTTTGAGTTAAGATACTGGACAAAACCGCTACTTACATCTTCTTTTGATAATCATGTAATGGCGGCTCGTTCTTACAATGGTAATACACCAACTTCATCGTTCTATGATTTACAGGCACAATGGAAGTTTTGGCAACCTTTTAATGCGGAAGTAACTGCAAGTATTAAAAGTATGCACCCAGATCAAAAAAAGAGTAATTTCTTTTCATCACCAAAGGATGCATATTTTTATCAATTAAATAGAGATTCTTTTGTTTCAACTGTTGAAGTATACAATATGGAGGTTGCAACTATTGCAAATAACACTCCATTTTCTGAAAAAATAAGAATAGATTCTGCATCTTTACAAGGTGCATTAAAAATTGATGAATCAACTACTGTAACCGCTTTTGATAGATTTTCGATTGATTCAAATAAATTGATGGTTGCATTTTCACCACAACACGTAATAAATGAAGACATATATGAAGCAATAGGTTATACTGTATTAGATGATTATTTAGGTGAATATAGCAATGTAAATAAAGACGAATACCCCGCATTAAAAAGATTTGCTCAAGAGTATTGGAAAAAATACACAACAAGAAATGATTTTACTGCATATCTTCGTTTAGTTTCACTTTTTGATTTTAGTGTTTTTGATCAAATTCGTCAAACTTTACCAATAAGAACAAATGAAATTCTCGGATTGGTTGTTGAACCAAATGTTCTTGAAAGATCTAAAGTAAAAACAAATCGTGACTTTGGTGGTCTTCCTCCAACAAAATATGTTAGAGATACAACTGAAATATCTGCATCAGCGGTTATTAGTGTAGATGTTTCAACTTCAAAGAAAACAACTATAATGATTGGATTTGATGAAGAAATTCCAAGTGAATTTACAAATGTAAGTGGTGAATTTGATATTGAAACTATAATAGAATCTGAAACTGATAATTTAGAAGATGATGTTGATATAGTAACTAATTTGATAACAAATGTTTCTAACACAACTGCAAGTTTATCTGCTAAAATTAAAAATATATCACTTGAAACAACAATGCAAAATACTTCTATACAGTTAAGACCACAAAATTTTAGTGTTGAACAAAACAAGTATATCAATTTATTTATAGATTCAAAACTTAAAC